CTTGATCTGCTGCCAGACCGCACAGACTTTGCAATGTACGAAGCTGATATTCCTGTCGGTATGATTACCCAAGACTTCTTGGTGCGATACCGCACAAGTCGCACCAACCTAACTTCGGCCTAGCACCATGGCTAAGATTGAGAAGGAAATCCCTACCCCTGGAGTGGGCGGCAGTTATCTGTACGACCCTAAGACTGGGAAGCTTACACTGACTACAACCACTCCTGCTTTACAGAACAATGGCTCTGACTCGGAAGAAGTTTCTGCTCGCGAAGATTGAAGCCACTTACGGGACGGATTCAATCCCTGTTGGTGGTAGCAATGCCATTCAGGTTACCAATCTTGAGGTGACTCCTATCGAGTCAGACAACGTTCAGGCGGCGTCATACCAAGGCTTCATTGGTAACAGCACTCGCGGAACGTTGGTTGCCAACAAGCGGGTTTCGGTGACTTTTGAAGTTGAACTGGGTGGTTCTGGAGCTGCTGGCACGGCTCCTGCCTTTGGCCCGCTGCTTCAAGCTTGCGGCATGAGCGAAGTGGTTTCTGCTGGTGTTTCTGTTACCTACGCAGGTGTAAGCGCAAGCTTCTCCAGCGCGTCCTTGTACTGCTTCTACGACGGCACTCGCCACAAAATCACCGGTGCTCGCGGGACGGTGACTTTCAACATGACCGCTGGGCAGTTCCCGACCGCCAGCTTCCAGTTCATCGGGATTTACAACGCTCCTGACGGTACGGCTGCTTCTGGTACTTTTACGGTTGCCAACCAAGCTGCTGCACTGGAAGTCAACGACACCAACGTCACCACCTGCACATTCCACGGCGTCACAAGCACTCGCCTTGAAAGCATTGATCTGGCTCTGAACAACACACTTCTTTACAAGGAAACCGGTTCCAGCCAGGAAGTGTTGATTACTGACCGCGCCGCTGGCGGTACAGCAGTAATTGAGGCCCCTGCCGTTGGCACCACCGACTTCTTTGCTAAAGCAGTTGCTCCTACAACCGCAGCAAGCAGCATTGTGCTTGGCGCTACGGCGGGCAACATTGTCACAATGAACGCAGCCCAGACCGACATCACTGGCTGCACCTACGGAGACACCAACGGTGTTATCTCGCTGTCCATGCCCTACTTGGCACTTCCCACCACAGCAGGCAATAATGAGGTGAGCCTAGTTTTCACCTGATTCTGCATGGCATTCGTTCTTAAAAAGGTTGCATCTTACAAATGGCCCGTTGCGGTGGAAACACCCATCGATGGCGGCAAGTTTGAAAAAACTACGTTTGATGCAACCTTTCGCAAGATGAGTCGATCAGGTTTTAACGACTTGGTTGACAAGGGTGACGATGCTTTGATCGAAGGCATCCTTGAAGGTTGGGAGGGCATTTTTGACGAAGCCGGAAAGGAAATTCCTTTTACGGCCAAGTCAAAGAAAGAGATCTGCGACGATCCCTACGTGGTGCGTGCGCTGATCACAGCCTACGCTGACAGCCTCAGCGGCGGTGCTGCAAAAAACTAGAGGCCGCTGCTCAGTATTGGGCCAAGGGCGGCGTTGTAGACGAACGTGAGAGCGACCTGGCTGCGCTGGGTCTTTCTCCTGATGACATTGCCGCTGCTGAACTTTCACCGGCCAAGCAGCGCTTTGAAGTATGGGAAGAGAATTGGGAAATCGTTGCCGTATTTCTACGGATGCGAACCCAGTGGAACGTAAGCATGGCTGGTCCCATGGGTCTCAATTACAGCTCGCTGGAATGGATCTGTAGACTGTACGAAGTGGCAGATCCAGTCAGGATTTTTGAGGGCATCCAAATTATGGAGTGCGCCGCTCTCAGCCAAATGAACAGCCAGAACGGGAAGTAATGTCCAACGAAGCGACAATCCTCCGCATCAGGGCCCAGGTTGAAAACCTGGAAGGATTGAATCGCGCACGATCTGCCGTAAGAAATTTTGCTACCGAATCAAAAGCTGCCAGTAATGATCTGGGCAAGCTGCGTGGAATGTTTAAAGAATTGGGTGCTGAGTCACTTCGCTCTGTCAATAATCTTAAGAACTATCGCGCTGGCCTAGACGCCTTACGTCAGTCTGCTGAGATTGGTAGCACAACGTTTAACGAGCTGACACTTGAGATCAAGCAGCTTGATGGTGAACTTGGGGCGCTGCAAGGCAAGCAAAATTCCGTAACGCAGGGATTTAATCGGATCACCCGTGCAACCAATGCTGCTGCTGCTGCACAACGCAGCTACAACGGCTTGATTCGCAATCCATTGACTGGGGCGTACAGCGGTGTTGCTGGCGGCACTCAATACGGAGCACCCATTGGCCCTGTGGCGCCCCCTGACTATGCAGGCAGGATTGCTCAGCAACAACGTGACGCATCGGCTCAATCTGCAAGGGATGCACGCCGTGCGCAGAAGATGCAGGGCTTGGCTGAGTACGGCGGTGCCGCAATGGGAGCCAGAGATCCGCGCACAGGCGCAATGATTGCCGGTGGGTACGGACCGTTTATGGGTGTTGGCACTCAATACGCACAACCAATTGGCCCGCAACCCGCACCTAAGGCTGCTCCGGGCCGCTATGGCGGCAAGATGGGCATTGCTCGTGGCTTAGGTGCCGCCGCTGCTGGTGGCATTTTTGGTGGCGCTGAGGGCGCCCTTGGCGGCCTGGCTGGTCTTGCTATTGCTGGCCCAGCAGGTGCTCAAATTGGCGCAGGAATTGGCGCAACTGTTGGTATTTTGCGGCAAGCTGTTAGTGCAACAGCAGAATATGCTGCTGAATTAGAAAAACAACGCACAGCCTTACGTCAAGTTATTGGATCTCAAAATGGTTACAATGAATCATTAAAATTTGTTAGCCAAACTAGCAAAGAGCTGGCAATTCCACAAGATATAGTTCTTAAAAACTTCACTCGCTTGTCTGCTTCTGTTATTGGAGCTGGCGGTAATGTAAAAGATGCAGAACAAGCATTTAAAGGAATTTCTGCTGGTATCCTTGGCACTGGTGGAAGCCTTGAAAATCTTGACGCGGCATTGCTTGCAACATCTCAAGTATTTAGTAAAGGCAAAGTAAGCGCTGAAGAATTACGTGGACAAATTGGTGAGCGCTTGCCTGGTGCATTTACATTATTTGCGGAATCAATGAAAAAGACTCCACAAGAATTAGACAAAGCTTTGCAAGAAGGCAAAGTTACGCTTACTGATTTCCAAACGTTTACCAAGGCATTGTTTGAACGTTATGGAGAAGCTGCAAAAATTATTGCGAGTAGTCCAGAAAATGCTGGCAATCGTTTAAAAACAACAATGGCAAATTTGTCGGAAAGCATTGGTACATTGTTAAAACCAATTGGTGCTGCTTTTCAAAATACTTTTTCATATGTAGCCGAAATTATTGATGCAGCTATTCGTAAATTAAACGCATTTTTAAAGTTAGACCCTACCGGTAGAAAGGCTTCGCTTAAAGCTCAAATTGCTGCGGATGAAAAATTATTAGCTGGATATAAGACTGGTCAGGCTGGCATGTCTGCCGAGCAAAAAGCAAAATTTGCCAAAGCAATGAATGCCCCATTGGAAGCCAGACTTTTAGCTAATAGAACAATGCTTACTGCAATGGGTACGCCATTTCGTGAGCCTGGTAAAGGGTTAGGTATAACTGGAACTGGAGATGGCGGATCCGCAAAGGCAGACAGAGCGGCGGCCGCTGCTGCCAAGCGCGAAAAAACACGGCAACAACGAATTGTTGACCAGCAAAAAGGCTTTGCAATTGATCTTCGCAAATTACAAGAATACATTGTTGACATTCAAAACAAGGGCGCTATTGCTGTTGCCAAGCCACTAGACGCAATTTACTTACAATATGTTGCAAATACTGACAAAATTGCAAAAGACCGCGCTCGTCTTACGGACGTGTTACAAAAGCGCATCGATGCCATGACAAAGCTTGGCGCCGAAGTTGATCCTAAAAAAGCAGCGGAATTTAGAAAGGCGCAAGACCAAGTACAGGCTGAAACCATGAAGCTTGCTCAAGGTGAATTTGGTACTGCTGTTTTTGAGCAAATGTCAGAAGTGGCCGCTGGTTTTGATGAAGCAGCAAAAAGCGCACAAAACTATGCAACTGCTTTGCGTGATTCAACCAATGCTGGTGCTGGATTCCGTGAAGGTGCTAATTCTTATGTTGACAGCCTTGGCACGCTTCGACAAGCAACAAGTAATTTGGCCCAACAAGGATTCCAATCTCTTGGTGATTCAATTACTAATCTTGCCGTTACTGGTACTGCTAACTTTCGTGAATTTGCGGCTGGCATTCTTCAAGCAACTGCGCAAATGATTATCCAACAATTTGTGCTTAAAGCAATTATGCAAGCAATTGGCTTTGTTGGAACTTCCGCGGCCAACGCAATGCCCGAGATTAGTGGTGGATTTTATAGTTCAATGTCAAGTGCTGGTCATGCTTTTAATCCTTTTGGTGCTGGAGCGGCAGGGTTTACAGGAATAGGCAATACAACTTGGGGCGGAGGTATGGCAACTGGTGGCCCTGTAACCGGCGGCACAACCTACATGGTTGGCGAACGTGGCCCCGAGTTATTTATGCCTGGCCGTAGTGGCACCATTATTCCCAACGGTGGAATTGGCGGTAGCACCAGCGTCGTGGTTAACGTCGATGCCAGTGGTAATTCCAATGTTCAGGGCGACCAAGCACAAGCCAAACAGCTTGGGGTTGTCGTTTCCGCTGCGGTGCAGGCAGAATTAGTGAAACAACAACGCCCTGGTGGCCTCTTGGCCGGTAACCGACGCTGATGGCTACATTCAACGATGCAACGGTAGGAGTCGCCACAGGGCAGACCACACCAGACTTTGGGGCACAACGCAAAAGCGAACCCAAAGCTAGGCGGGTTGCCTTTGGTGATGGGTACGAGCAACGCCTTACAGTGGGCCTGAACCAAAGTCCAAAGATTTGGGATTTGACATGGAGTGCCAAAAGCAATACGGTGTCAGCAGCTATTGAGGCTTTCTTTGAGGCCCGTGGCGGAGTCGAGTCTTTTAATTGGACACCACTTACCGAGGCAACGTCCTACAAATTTGTGGTTGAATCATGGAATCGTCAATTTGAATACGCAGATATTTGTACAATTACAGCAACCTTTCGACAAGTTTTTGAACCATGAGCACCATCGTTACCCGGTCCGGCAAGGGCAGCCCGCTGACCCACGTCGAGGTGGATGCCAACTTCACAAACCTTAACACTGATAAGGCTGGGTACATTGTTGGCGATGGTGGGACGGTTGCACAGTCAACCAGTAAAAGCACAGCGGTAACGCTGAACAAGCGGTGCGGCCGGATCACGATGAATGGTGCAGCATTGGCAGCTGCCACCACGGTTAGCTTTACGCTGACCAATAGCACCATTGCAGCAACGGATCTGCTGGTGCTTAATCATGTCAGCGGTGGTACGGCGGGCTCGTACCTGTTGAATGCTCAAGCAGCAGCCGGGTCCGCTTCTATCAATGTCCGCAACATAACGGCTGGCTCATTGTCCGAAGCACTCGTGATTGGTTTTGCAGTCATCAAAGCTTCAATTACATAAAGCATGACCAACGCCGCAATTACTGATGCAATACAGGAGATTAACCCTAGTGCATTAATTGAGTTATTTCAACTTGAGCTCAACGTGGCGCAACACGGTGTAGCAGAAACGTATTATTTTCACGCTGGTACAAGTCTTAACAATAATGAAGATTTGATTTGGAATGCTCAGCCATATATGGCGTTGCCAATTGAAGTAGAAGGCTTTGAGTACAGCGGCCAAGGCACGTTGCCGCGTCCCAAATTGCGCATCAGCAATCTTTTGGGGACCATTACAGCTTTGATCCTGACCTTGCCAGAAGGTTTGGAGGGTGCCAAGCTGACGCGCATTAGGACGCTGGCACGATTCATTGATAGTGATAATTTTCCGGCTGGTGTCGATTACCTGCTGACAGAAGACAGTTTCGCATTGATGTATGAAGACAGCACATTTATATATCAAGAAGTTGGCAACCCATTTGGCAC